CATACAAGTTATCTTCCACAGCTTCCTCTGTGATGGAGAAGCCCATCGCAATGGTTTCGTGGGTGTAACGTGCAGTCCATGCTTCTTGTGCATTGTCATAAGCGATGGCAGAACCCTCGTTTTTGACTGGTGCTTGACCGAAGCCAGACAGCTTTGTCTCTTCTTCGAAGCTACGCTCAGATGTCTCTGTTTCGTAGATTTCTTTGTGCTCTTCGCCGTATTTAGCGTACTCAAGACCGAACAAAGCGTTCAGGCCGGGGAGTAATTCTTTGAGCAGTTGTGCGCGTGAAATAGCCATGATTTAGCTCCTTAGATGCCAACGGCGTTAGTGAAAGCGGAAGCGCCGGGATTGAACTTAACAAACACTTCAGTGTAAGTATCAGTCAATGGGGAGGCGAAACCGATGATCTTAAACGCAGCGGCAGTAGTAACTACTGTGCTTTCCAAGGCGCTGGTAGAGTTACCTGTACGGGTGTTACCTGTAGAAGTAGACTGTGCAGCAGCAAAGAAGGTGTTTGCGCCAAGAGCGGCCTGAGTTACTTGACCATCCAATTGAGCTTGGAAAGTCACGTTAGGATCAGTGATAACGTAGGCTGTGATAGGGCCGCCGTTAGCTGTACCAGAAGGGTAGTACTGACCGTAGATTTGCTGGCCTTGTGAGTTGATGTAAGATGCACCAACAAACACGCCCCAAGCACCCATACTGTCGCCACCAAGGTTATTGGTAGTTAAGTCTGCGCCGGTGGCGGTAGCCAAAGCGATATAACCGTCAGCGCCAATGATAACTACTTGTCCAAAAAACAAGTTAGTTGCTTCACCAGCGGGGTCGATTAAGAACTGACTCGTAGCGCCAGCATAGGGCATGCCGTCGTTACGGTTAATGGCTCGTAGGCCATAGGGGGTATTGGTCATTGACATTTAAGTCTCCAAAAAAATTTAAATACCTTTTCCGAAAGTGACCGTGGACTTACGTTCTTTGAACATAGGCATCCTCGGATCATTCTCGCGCATGTAGGTGTTGTCAACTGATTGCATCTGCGCGTCCGCTTGTTGGCGATAGTACGCATTACGCTGTTCAGTAAACTCCACAGGTGTTTTGCAAAGCAGGAGACCACCTACCTCAATACTGTCTGGAAACTTTGCCGCAGCAGAATTAAACAGACGAATCTCGGGATGATCAGAAGCTTTAACGGGTTCCCAACCCTCGGCAAGCTTGGAGGAATAGTTTGTGGCGTCATCTTTCCCTTGCGAGGCAATCCTGATCCAACGAAATGCATAACCCGGTTCCGGCTTCGGATCGGGTAGAAGTTTGGGGGGCATCCATTGTTTTGGACGCTCCGCCTGTTCGCGGGTATCAAGTTCGCGTGGTGCGCGGTTAGTTTTTTCCATTATGTTTTCCTCATTTCTTCAGCAACCTTACGGGCGTACAGTTCCAATGGAACTCCCAACCGCTTGGCGAGATTCACCTGTGTCTGCGTCAGCACGATTTTGCGCGGTGCTGTACTACGCGTTGCAGGTGCAACGTTATTGGATTTGGTTCGCTGAGGTTTCGCATCAGCGGGTTCGTCGGCTCCAAATTGGTCGGCGAACCTTTCGCGCATGTCAGTGTTGATACGTCGGTAGTATTCTTCACTGCCTGCCGGAATTCCTTCCCCTACCAAGTCCTCGTGCAAGCCGAGGGCATAAGCTGTCATCCGTTTATTGGACCCAAACCACTGATTTTGGTCTTGCCATGCAAGCAGTTTTTCGTCCACGGGTGCAGCCGGTTGGGGCTGATATGCAGGTTGTACATCAGTTTTTTCCACCTGTAAAGGGGCTGGGCGAAAATTATTTACTTTTTCCGCTTTCATCTTGGCCGAGGTAAGCGCTTCTTGAGCGTTCACCAGAGCGTCAGAATCACCCGCTTCGTAGGCTTCTTTGTACTGACGTTTTGCAGTTTCAAGCTCGTTAGCCACCACTTTCTTGGCTTGTTCAATCAAGGCTGTCTGATTCTGGTTAACAGAACCCTTGAGCTTGTTGTTTTCTTCAGCCAAAGATCGGGCAAACCGCAGTGCTTCTTCTTTCTCACGTTCAGCCGCTTCTTTAGCGCGGCGCTCGTCGTGATAGCCTTTTGTAAAGTGTTTTATACGTTTTTGAACACTTTCGTCGTACTTTGACAACTCCTCATCCGTCACATCTTTGGGCGGCTCAGACATGGGTTTGCGCCCACGGTCTTCGGGAGGCGTGTCGTCTACGACTTCAATTTCCGGTTCGTCGGACTCAGGTTCTACAACCTTGCCACCCTTACGGGCGTTGACTTCGACTTCATCAGGAAACTCAAATTCTGTCTTTTCAATTTCAGCCATGATTACTCCTTAGTGAGGGCGTTGGATACCACGAGGGTCTTGCACAACGGCTTGTATGGAATCATCGTTAATTAAACGCCATTCGGTGCCATGAATTTTCATGCGGGTGCCGGTGTTTGGACGAACCAAAATAAAGTCACCAACTTTGCATGATGGACCAGATGGGAATCTGGCAGCGTCTTTGAACGCATCGGGACCAATCTTTGCAACAAACAACACGGGGGAGAGAAGCTCCTCGTGGTGCATAGCCGTGGCAGATTTTAAAATCCCTGTCTCGCTGAATTCTTCTTCAGCTTTGGGCAACATACACAAAATATGGTACGTCGCGGGGTCCGGCACTTGTTTGGCTTTTTCTTCAGCGGATGTGTTTAGCAACCCGCTCAGATCAACCGCACTAACGTCGAAATCAGTCATCGTCATAATCCTTAGTTTTTCGCACGAGGTCAGCAATTTCGTACTGCGCGGTTTGCAGACCTCGGATAGTTCCGCACAGTTCTTTATAGTGCTCGTGGGATTTAGCTCCACCAGCACTAATTACGTCAACCAACTGCTTGACGTGTTCGCTTAGTTTGCCGTCTAAAACTTCAAGCAGAGTGGCCATCACTCATCCTTTTTGATTGGTTGATTGTTTGCGTTCTCAGCCGCCATCGCAGCTTGGCGCATCTTCGTCATGTGAATTTGACCGCCATGAGCTAACTTTTGAGCGTGTACCTGTCCGCCGTGAGCCATCTTCTGCTGAACCTGAGCTTGCTGCTGCTGCATAGCTTGCTGTTGCTGGGCCTGAGCTTGTTCAAGCTCCATCCGTTTAGCAGCCATCTCCATACCGTGTAGCTCCTGCGCCTGCATAATTTCCTGCTGTAGTCGCATTGATGCCATGGCTGGGTCTTCCCCAGTTCGAGCCGCGCTCTCCTGCGCCTTGAGTGACAACTCCTCGGCTTTAAGCTGCAGGTCGCCCTTGACCTTGAGTGCTTTAGTGTCAGCTTCTTGTTTCTTGATAGCCAACTCCGCTTGCTGCAACTGCATGACGGGGTCTTGCTGCATCTGCTGAGCTTGCTGGTTTGCCACCTGACCTTTGCTTGCAGCCAGCACTTGCTGTGCGCCTTGGGCAACCAGACGAGACAACATAACTTCCGCGTCTTCTGGCATGGCTTCGTCGGGTGGTGGCAGTGGCACGCCAAGCTGCTCTTCCACTTTCTTGCGGTACGCAAACGCCAAGTGTTCTGAGAGGTGCGCCTGAATCTCGGCCATCATCTTTTGGGCTTGTGGGTTCTGACCAACTTGCGCCATTATGAGTGGGTCCTGCATCATTGATGTATGTACAGAAATGTGTGCGTCATGGTCTTGATAGATAAACGCTTTAGTGGGCTTGCCATTCAGGAACGCCATGTTCTCCGAGACAGGATCGCGTGGTGTCATGTCGTCATCTGTAGGTACAAGTTTCTCAGCATTCTTCACACCCAACACCTCGATCATCTGACGGTGCAATATGGGCAAGTCATAAATTTGCGGAGCTTGCTGCGCCAACTGCATCACCGCTTGGTACTGCATGATGCGCTGCGCCATTGTTGCGCTGTTTGGATCGGACACGGGGATCACGTCCCCCATGTCGTAATCTTCTTGCTTTGCCATGCCGTCGCCGCTTGATTGAGCAACGCTGTACTGCTCTGGTGGGTAGTCG